TTTGAACGATGGTGATAGTGACCTGAAAAAACAGTATCAAACTTTTTAAATAATCCACGGTCTAATCCTTCTTGTGATGGCATACCACGATGCATGGCAAAGCCGGCAACTTCAAGGTGTCCCATACAAATACTGGCATCGGTATCAGACAACACAAACATAGAATCATCATGATTATCTGGACAAATCCAAGGTATCATACAAATGGGATACTTTTCATTGTCCAACCAAATTGTAGTTGGTTCATCAATCACATTGATATTAGTATATTCTTTAAGAAGTAAGTCTACCGAATTAACTTCATTGGTATTTTTGAAATAGGTATCATGGTTACCTGCCAACATATGAACTTGAATGTTTCGTTTGGCCAATTCATCAAAGAACATCTCTTTGGTTCGTTTCAAGGAGTAAAAGTTTACATACTTACGGCGGTCAAAAGTGTCTCCGAGTATGAGAACAGTATTAATACCATTACTGTCAAGAGCAGGAAAGAATGTATCTTTATAAAACTTCTCATAGTAATCTAAAAAATGAAGTGAATCATTTCTAGCTCCAAAATGTTGGTCGGTTATAATTGCTATTTTCATAATCTAGATATTATATCACTCGTCTAAGAACTTTTCAATCCCTTTTGGCTTCTTTGCCGCTTTTTTATTTTCTTTTGCCGTTTCAAAGTTTTCAATAAATTCCGAAATATTATCGTATAGTTCAAATTGTCTTGTGGTGCCATCTTCCAATTCTAACATTTCAAACTCATCTAGTATACCCATTTGTTGAGTAGCTTTGTACTTAACATATGTTTGTTTTTTTTCTTTGGAGATTCTTCGTAAAAAAGCAAAGTAAATAATTTGAGTAAAATAGGCAAATGGATTTTTAGATTTGGTAGGATCAAAATTACCAAAATACATCAAGCAGTTTTCAATACCGTCTGACATCATTTCATCACGGTATGTGTAGTTAATAAAATTTGGTTTATGAGATAGACCTTCTGCAATTTTCATAAAACATTCTCCAATATAATTTGGTATGGGAGGTGGTTCTGTTTTATTCTTCTTTGCTTTTTTTACTCCATCTTGATAATCTACTAAGGCAGCAAGAAAGTCTGCGTTGTTTATATAATGTTTTTGCCTAGTTGCCATTCTTTACCCAATCTATTGTTATTCTTAATCCATTTTCCAACCTATAATCTGGAGTATAACCCAATTCATTTTTGATTTTGTCGTAATTAATTGAATAACGTTTATCATGACCTAAACGGTCAGTAACAAAAGAAATTAGACTATGAGGTTTACTCATACAATCTAATATAGTTTTTGCCAAATTTAAATTTGATCCTTCTGTACCACCACCAACATTGTATGTTTCACCAATTCGACCATTTTTCATTACTAAGTTAATTGCCTTACAATGGTCATCAACATATAACCAATCTCTGATATTATCACCTGTACCATAAATTGGTATTTCAATATCGTTTAAAGCATTATTAATAATTTTTGGTATTAACTTTTCTTTGTTTTGTGCTGGTCCATAGTTATTGGAACAGTTTGTTATGACGGTTGGCAAGCCGTATGTAACATTAAATGCTCTCACCCAATGGTCACTACAAGCTTTAGATGCCGAATAAGGACTGTTTGGTTTATATGGAGTGTTCTCTGTAAAACTATCTTCATCGTCTAATTCTAAACTACCATATACCTCATCTGTGGAAATGTGTACAAACTTCTTTAAGTTCTTTAAATGTAAAGAACATTCTAATAAATTAATGGTACCTAAGATATTCGTTTTGACGAAAGGTTGGTAATTATGAATAGAGTTATCAACGTGAGATTCGGCTGCAAAGTTGACAATATAATCTGGATTAAACTCTGAGAATAACTTCTCCATAGTTTTTTTGCTAGAAATATCCGCCTTGCGAAAGATAACGAAACCACTATCAATCAATGGTTTAATGTAGTCTAGATTGGAAGCATAGGTAAGGTTATCGACACAGACAACCTGCCGTCTGGCATTTTCTTTGTATAGGTGATGTAGGAAGTTTCCACCAATAAATCCGGCACTACCTGTTGTTAATATCATAATTACCACATAATGTTATTGACATACGCTTGACATGTGTGTATAGTCGAGTATGTCCTTGGTTGAAAGTATTAATGGATTGTATCTCCGTTATTGCTTAAATCCTCAAAATCATCAAGCATATCCTGTATCTCATCGTCATCCATGTCATCAACGAGAGATTTTGCCCTCAACAGTTCTTTAATTTTATATACTGTATTAAGATAATACTCACAGAATTCGTCCTCAGGATCCATTACAGAAAGAACATCTTTGCTTTTAATCGAGATTGAATTCTTTTTTAAAAGTTGTACAGGCAACCAATGACGCATTACCAATCCAGATTCTCCTCCTTTACCACGAAAATCAATATTGAATTCCATTGGTTCTTCTAAGACATATTCTTCAACACCATTCATGGCCACATTGGCAATCAAATCAGTTCCATTTTGTAGTTTAATTATTTGTGTTTTATACTCAAGCATTTTTTAATCCTATTTTGTATATTTTAAAAGGGAACTTCTCCTCATTATATATCTTTGTCCTTTCCACGAAATGTTTTAAGGTGTAATTCATGTGTTTCTTATATCTAAGGTCATCAGATATATCATAGAGTGTGGCTATTTCTTTGCCATCACTTTGTCGTAAGCCTCGTCCAATGCTTTGCAAAGTTCGAATGCTCGATTTTGTTGGCATTGCAAATATAATGTTATGGTTCCTAATATTAATTCCAGTACTAAAAGTACCAAAACTAGCCACAATAATAGCATCTTGTTCTATCTCCATAATTCTTCTAACTTCTTCACGGTCTGCTGTATCAACACCACCATGAATAAAGAAAACTTTTCTGTTGCCAATTTTCTCTGTATCCTTTATCATATCATACAGTATCTTGCCATGTTTGTCAACCATTTGATATAGTACCAAAGTATTTTTACCTAAGCTAACTGCAAGATTCTTAATGAATTTATTACGAGTTTCATGTGATATTAGATATTGAATTTCTTCAGCATAAGTTTTATCTTTTACAAATAAACATTCTTCATCGGTATGTTTTAATACAAGGCATTTAATTTCAAAGTTGGCCAGCTGGTCTTTATCAATCAACTCTTTTGTGGAAATTACTTTACGGACAGGACCAAAAAGGCCTTCTAATACCAACTTGTGTGTTTTAGTACCATCTAATGTACCTGTAAGTCCAATACGATATTTGGCATTAACACAAGAAGTGAGAATAGTGGTGAGAGATTGTGCTTTAAATAAATGTGCTTCATCACCAATAACATAATCAAACTGTTCAAAGTATTCTTTTGGCATTTTATATAACGACTGCCAAGTGGAGATAATAATAGGTTTATCAGATTCCTTTTCTTTACCTTGGTATATTCTATGGACGCACATAAAGTTTTTAAATCCAACCTCACTTGCATAGTCACCAAAGTCAGAGTACAATTGTTCTACCAACGATGTAGTTGGCACAATAATTAAACCTTTAAGATTTTGGTAATCCAGTAATTGCCGGCAGAGAAGATATATGATAAGAGATTTGCCAGATGCTGTTGGAGAAACCAACAAAGCTCTCCGTTTTTGCATGGCATGAACAAAGGCACTTAATTGATGTTCTCTGGTTTCAATTTGTTTGCCATTTGAATGTATGTACAAATCATCTGAAAACTTTTTAGCATGATACAAAGAGAACTCATCTTCTAACTCTACACCATCTTCATATTCAAAAGTGTATTCTCTTTCTTCACAAAACTGTTCTACATATTTTAGTAGACCACCATACAGAGTAAAACTTTGCAAATTAAAAAGTCTTATTTTTCCATCCCAAATTCGATTCCGATATGCCGGTACAAACTGGTAACCAGGAACAAAGAATGTGAAGAACTCCGATAACTCTCGAGCAATATGTTTCTCGCAAGTTATCTTTACATATACTTCATTTTTTTTGGTGATTATTAAATTACTGTCCGCCAATGAATTTTTCCCATGATATAAAGTCACGCAGTTGCCAAGTTCTTTGCTTCAATTCATTCATAATTGATTCAATTACCGAAATAGTTTCTTCATGATATACTTTCTTTTCCAATAGTTTGATTAAATCACTATCAGCCTCTAAGTATGTATTAATGTCGGATTTGAGGGTGAATTGAAAAGGTTCCCAACCATACTCGGCCAGTTCATCTTGCGACATTTTACCCGTATAGTATTCCCACTTAACCTTACGCATACGCAAGTAATCAAAGTGTGCCTTCTTAGAAGCAATCTTGTGTTTGGTAAGAATACTGAGATATTTGTTGTGAAGTTTTGGAATCTTTAACAGTTCTTTACCAGGTTCAGTCTGGTCCATATCTGCATCTGATTCCCAATACTTTAATACTTGTTCTAAGTTTTCCATAATATAATAAAAATGTGTTCTAAACCTTTATAATAACACAAATATGTTTAGTTGTCAAGCTGATTCAAAATTAAAATAATCAAACCTAAAAGTGGCATCAGCAGTAATAATATCATCTGCAGAACTTTTGGTGTCAAATTGAATATCTGATAAATCTGTTGGAAAGGTATTAATAAAGTGTACACGGATAATAGGATTATTTAATGCTGAAAGTACAGTCAAGGTGGCATCAGAGAAACCAGATTTTCCTTTAGGACTATTAGAGTTCTGTAAGGCAGCAAGACGGTTTCTTTCTTCTGTGCCTTCTGGTGACGCAATGGAACGGAACCAAGAGTGCATTTCTTGCCATGACTGTAACTTCTCATCCACAGCAAAGCTTATGGTGAGCGGCTTATAAGACATCTTATTACCAGGCGAGTATACATCTATGCCTGGAAAATTCAATGGGGCTTCTCCTAGTGAAACCCCTGGTATGTTTACTGATTGGCAGAAGTATTGTACCGTAGGCATTCTACCAAAGACCAACAAGAATTTCGTTGGTTGTGAATAGTTAGTATTTTGAGGTGTTCTTGTAAGTGCATTCATATGTTTATTTATGAACCAAAAAAAAGACCACCCGAAGGTGGTCTTTGAAATATCACTCTAAGGTGATTTATTTTCTTTTGGATTACATCAAGTTCTTGACGCCAAACAAACGATAGTATTTGTTTGTACGAGCATTTAATTGACCAAGTCCAGTTGTTGCACCTTCAGCAAATGGGTTTGCTACCATGCCGTAACGAGTTTTGAATCCAATCTTTGGTTGGAATGTAAACT